GATCACGATTGGGCCTTGCAGAGATAAAAGCTGAATCGATGTTTCAGCAGTTGATGTCTGAGAGGCAGTAATGCACGAACCTGCATGGCGTACACCAGTACCGGAAGAAGCCATGGAGCGAGGAGACGGAGAGTTTATCGCTCGCTTTGCTGACGCTTTCGCAACTATCACAAAAGATTCGGTCGCAGGTAAGACTGGCGAGAGGATGTTGCTCCGTGATTGGCAGAAAGACTTGCTCCGTCACTTATTCGCAAGAGACGAAGACGGTGGACTCAGGCACAGGGTAAACCTTGTCGGCTTGCCACGTAAAAACGGTAAATCCGCACTCGGCTCTCTTATCGCTGCTTTTGCCCTAGTCGACCCTAAGACCAAGGGGGCTGAAATCTATTCGGTTGCTGCTGATAGGCAACAGGCTCGTATTGTGTTTGAAGATACGAAAAAAATGATTCAGAACTCAGAACTAAAAGAGCACGTTACTATCTTCAGAGATTCTTTGTTTGTCCCTGCAACGGGCAACGTCTACCGAGTGTTGTCAGCAGATGCACCTAGAGCTGAAGGACTGTCGCCAACGCTAGTGATGTTCGACGAGGTTCACGCACAGCCCTCTCGTGACCTATGGGACGTAATGTCATTGGCGCAGGGTGCAAGAGGAAAGCAAGCAACTATCATTGGTATCACTACCGCAGGTGTCAAGATAGAGTCACGCACGGGTAAAGACACAGTTGCCTACAGTTTGTATCAGTATGGACAGAAAATCGCACGTGGCGAAATAGTAGACGACACATTTCACATGAGCTGGTGGGAAGCACCTGCTGAAGCAGATCATCGGTCAGAGGAAACTTGGAAGATAGCCAACCCAGGCTACGACGACATCTGTAACGCTGACGACTTTCGGTCTGCCGTGCTTAGAACACCAGAAGCAGAGTTTCGCACTAAGCGTTGCAATCAGTGGGTATCTAGCCAACAAGCTTGGCTTCCTACGGGTGCTTGGGACTTACTGGCCAATCAATGGGAGCTAGACCCTGACGAGGACTACGTTTTGGGCTTTGACGGCTCTTATGCGAATGACTCAACGGCTATTGTTGCCTGCACAATCCCAAAATCAGAGGACGACATCGTAAAAGCGACCCTGATACGCACTTGGGAGAAAGATTTCGATAAAGATGACGACACATGGCGCATTTCTATCGATGAAGTGAAGCAAACAATCATTGACTTCACCCAAAAGTACCCAAAATGCCGTGAAATCGCTTGTGACCCTTACAGATGGGCGCAAATGATGCAGGAATTGGACGAAATGGGCTTACCTATCGTCGAATACCAAACAAACTTGCTAAAACTGATGATTCCTGCTACACAGAAGGTGTTTGAAGCAGTGACAGAGCAAAAACTAATACATGACGGTAACGCTGCTCTCTCAAGGCACATAGACAACTGCGTAATCAAGATGGATCACCGTGGACAGCGAGTAACCAAAGAGTCTTCTAACAGCAGAAAGAAGATTGACAACGCTATTGCTTTCATCATTGCGTATGATAGGGCAACAGCGACTAAAATAGAAGAGCGAGTAGTACCGCAATTCTTTATATAAGGCGGAAGATGATAAATACAACTTTACAAATAGCAGGAGCAGCACTACTTGCATTCGGTGCTGGGATGATCTATATCCCTGCCGGATTCATCGTTGCAGGCGCTTTTACGCTTGCTATTGGGATAGCTAGAGGTCTTAAGTAATGCTAGAAAGATTTTTCAACAGAGAAGCTGAAGAAAGAGCCATTAGCTTCCAAAGCATCTGGGCAACAGGTGGTGACATCGACATTGCCAGCAAATCTGGCACGATGGTCAACTCTGACACAGCTTTTCAGGTAAACGCCATCTACTCGGCAGTCAGTTTGATCGCTGACACCATCTCTACCCTGCCAGTAGACGTTTACATCAACAGAGACGGCTTTCGCCGAGTCTTTAGACCAAAACCAGCTTGGGTACTACGTCCAGACGTAGATACAACCAAAGAAGCCTTCTACAACGCAGCTATCGTCAGTTTGCTACTAGATGGCAACGCCTTCATCCGTGTGTATAGCAATGCGCAGGGTGAAATCGTAAACATGCAGATTTTGAACCCCCTAACCGTTGAAATCAAGAGAAACGGTGTCGGCAGGGTTATGTACAAGGTAGAGGGTGAAAAGAAGCTTCTAACCAACGAAGAAATCATTTTCATACCTGATGTCGTCCGACCTGGCAAAATCCGTGGAGTAAGCCGTGTAGAGGCTCTCAAGGAGAACTTCGGGCTTGCTATCGCCCTAGAGAACTACGCAGCTACCTTCTTCGGTCGTGGCAACCAGTCAAGCGGTATTATTCAGTACCCAGGAGAGCTTTCAGCAGAAGAAGCCAAAATGTTGGCAGAAGGCTTTGACGCACGTCACCGTGGATGGTCAAAAGCGCACAAGACTGGTGTTTTGTCTGGCGGAGCAGAGTACAAGCCAACAACTATCGAGAATGACAAGGCTCAGTTCATCGACAGTCGCAGAATGGCAGTAGAGGACATCGCAAGAGCGTTCAACATCCCTCCACACCTGCTAGGACTGCCTGGAACTAACACCTATGCTTCGGTTGAGCAAAACAACCTAGCCTTTGTAACTCACACGCTACGTCCTATCGTGCAGAAGCTAGAGAGCGCCATGAGTCCTCTCTTCAACCGTCTACCAAACGGCGAGAACGCTTACTTGAAGTTCAACTTGGACAACTTGCTACGAGCAGACGCAGAAAGCCGTCACGCAAGCTACAGCACAGGATTACAGGCTGGATACTACACAATCAACGACGTGAGGCGCTTCGAGGATCTGCGTCCTATCGAAGACGAAGCTGCTAACAACGTGCGTGTGCCACTGGCTAACGTAGACATCACTGCAGCAGAGGTAGCAGAACAGCAAGAGCGTGTCAACATGGCATCACAGTTGATACAGGTCGGATTTGACCCTGCCAGCGTCCTAGAAGCATTCGGTCTGCCAAGTATTGAGCACACGGGACTACCAAGCGTGCAGATTCAGACAGGACAGGCTCCTGACGTGAACACAATCAAAGACGGATATGGAGTTGATGACTAATGCCAGTAACTAGCTCACAGTTCACACTGTCAGACACAACTGCAACACAAATCGTAGAGCCTGACAACATGCCTCAAATGGTTTACATGCACAATATGACCAAAAGCTCTAATGAGTACATATTCGTTGGTCCTTCGTCAGTAGGAACAGCAAACGCTATTCACATTGACCCAGGTGAGGACTTGCACGTAGAACTGCGACCAGGAGACGACCTATGGGCTGTCTCTGACCCTGATGGATTGGAAATCGGAGTATTGACAGTGACGAAGAGGGACTAATGCCATACTTTATTAGCGATGAAATAGAAGACTGCACCTTTTGGGCAGTTGTAAAAGAAGACGGCGAGATAATTGCTTGTCACGACACTAAGCAGAGCGCAATTGATCAAATGGTCGCACTATCACTATCGGAAGGACTAGAACCAGGTGGTACTTATTCCAGATCGCAACGGGCAGCCCCAGACGAACTTGAAGTCGGAGATTTCGTCAGGTGGGACAGCTCAGGAGGCACAGCCCAAGGCAGAATCACAAGAATCGTCAGAGACGGCGAAATTAACGTCCCCGACTCAGAATTTACCATCACAGGAACCCCAGACGACCCTGCCGCCCTCATCAGACTCTACAGAGAAGGCGAAGACGGCTGGGAAGCCCAAGACCAGCAAGTCGGGCACAAGTTCTCCACGCTCAGGAAAATCAACGACCTAAGAGAACTACCTGACAACTATCGTCCGTCTATCTCAGATGATGTGCCAGAAGGCAGAGCCTGTGGCAATTGCATATTCTTCAACGAAGAGATGGTGTCACCTGACGGCGAAAGAGGATGGTGCGAGAAGTGGGAAGATTACGTCCGTGGTGGTTTCTACTGCAACGCATGGGAGCCAGCAGAGGGCGAAAGAAGTTATTCGGTCAGAGAGGTCAACCTAGACCCACCAGCCTACATGAGAGCAGCAGCTAGGCAAGGATTGAAATACTATGAAGAAGGTCTTGCAGGTGATGGGCTGGTTGAAAGAACCGTCAGGGAAGCTAGAGCGATGGCTGCAGGGAATGTCACCGCTGACAAGTGGGTTCGTCTACGGGCTTGGATTGCTCGTCACATGGATGATCTTGATAGTCCTGATGCAAAGCCTGGCGCTGATGGTTATCCTAGCGCTGGTGTCGTAGCACACCTGCTATGGGGCAGTGGACCAAGCAAAGCAAAAGCTCGCAGAGCATTAGATTACGCAGAAGGTGTTGTGAGTAGACTAGAAGAAGAAAACTCTCTAAGGACAGCAAGTGGTGAGGCAATGAGCAAACTAGAAACAAGGTATTCGGTCACAGACATCGAGGTACGTGAAGAAGCAGACGGAATGCGATTCACGGGATATGCAGCTGTATTCAACAGCCCGTCAGAGCCTCTACCCTTTACAGAAGTTATCGAGAGAGGTGCTTTCAAGCGCTCAATCGAATCACGTAACGACATGAAGCTACTGTGGAATCACAACACTGCAGATGTGCTTGGCTCAACACGTGCAAAGACTCTACGCTTATACGAAGACGAACGTGGTTTGAAGGTGGAGGCTATGTTGCCAAACACAACTCTCGGACGAGACGCAGCGGAGCTTCTAAGGCGTGGAGATGTAGACAGCATGTCATTCGGTTTCTCAGTGCCTCGTGGCGGAGATGACTGGAGCGAAGACGGCATGCGTCGCACACTGAAGTCTGTCCGTTTACACGAGGTAAGCATTGTTGCTTTTCCTGCGTACAGTGGGACTGCAGGCACGACCTCAGTGCGTGGTCTAACTGGCATTGCCAAGAGAGCAGAAGTAGACGTAGACGTTCTAGCAGACACAATGCTAAAGATTGAAGAAGGCAAGTCTTTGACAGAGGAAGAAGCCGGAATCATGAACAAGGTTCTAGGAGAGCTTAGCCCGACAGAAGAGGTCGAGCAGAAGAAAGATGAACTAGACGGTATGCTAGAACTGCAGAAGAAGAAATTGCAATACCTGATTGATAGGATCAAATAATGGCAAGTAAAGCAGAAATCAAGAAGGCCATTCTTGCAAGCGTGGGCAACCCTGAATCAGGTGCAATTGCTCAAAACGTTGACAAGATGGTTGATGCAGTTGTTGGTCTCGACAAGGCAAATGACGACCAAACGCCTGAAACCAAGACTACGAGACCAGCCAAGGAAACCCGTATTCAAGAAGCGTCAGAAATTCGCTAACTAGGGTTTCACCCCTCCGACTAACCCCTCCCATGTCGGAGGGGTTTTTCATTGCTAAACTATATGTAACGGATGTGAGTTAGCTCTGCCGTTGATTCAGTCCAGCGTCAGCGCTGCTGAGATATAAACGACTACGAAAAAAAGGAGTAAAGACAAATGTCTTTCATCAAATCACAAGAGGAGAAGCGTGCCAACTTGGTCATGCAGATCCGTGACGTGATCGACTCCGCTGAGGCAGAAAGTCGTGGACTCGACGCTGCTGAGCTGGAGAAGATTAACCGCATCGAAGCAGACATTGCTGCTGTAGAAGACTCACTGTCTGTAGCACAGCGCTCACAGGAGCGTTCAGCACAGGCTGCTGAGGTTGCACAGGACTTCGTTCCTGCAACTGAGAACCGTTCAGAAGCAGACATTCTGCGTCACATCGCCGAGACCCGTGGATCACACGACTTCGAGGCACGTACCCTTGTCGGCTCAGACGACATCGTACCCAAAGGTTTCTTTGACCAGGTATTCGATGTAGCACGTCTAGTTGGACCAATGCTGGATGTTGGACAGCGCTTCAACACCACATCCGGTGAGGACATCACCTACCCAACCTTGACCGCATACAGCACCGCAACACTAAAGGCTGCTGGAAGCGCACTGGGCGAGAGCGAGCCAACATACGACTCAATCACTCTAGGTGCTTACAAGTACGGTCTGTTGATTCCTGTCGCAAACGAGCTAATCACTGACGCAGGATTCGACATCACCTCTCACTTGGCACAACAG